CCCCACCGTGAAGTGATGATTGAACTCCGGTCCATGCCGTAGTCACGGAAATAATACCAAGCATTGCCACAATGTAGATTTCGTGAGTAAATAACTTTACAAATTTGTTCATCGGTTAGCCTCTCGGTATGCGATGTTGCGCAGGCGCGTTTCCTCACTACAATCATCGTGCTGTAGTTCACAATAGCAGTCATAATAGGGGAATTGTGTCAAGCAAGTATCGCAAACCGTCACGAATTGATGATAAGTAAACCCATTAGGGCGTTTAACGTCACAGCAAAATGGTTCAGGTAGAAGGTATCTCATTGAGTCCCTAGTAGGACATTCTCTTTATTTCGTGAGCCATTGCGGGAAGTCTTTCTTCCGTCAACACACTTATGGTTGTCGAACCACTTCTGGACATGTAACCATTTGCTATATCTGTATGATTTGAGATGACAAATCTCGCATTGTCCTCTTTGGTTGCTTCCGACCGTAATGTTCGTAAGCATAAGACTACTTGTTTGCGGGGAAATTCGGGTGTGCGCCACGAAAGGCGAGAGGAACTACTATCTCCTTAACTACGAGACTGCCTTCCTCGTCCAGTAAAGAGTTGACCATTAGGTTGGCTGTGCTGTTATGGAATAAGCACTTCTCCGCATCTATCATTGCGTCAACAAGTGTGTTGATTTGGATATTAATTCCGTTCATAGATTCTTCCTTTTCTTCTTCGTAGGTGAGAATGTCGTAGGTGTCTCTGTTGGTCATGTTGTTTCCTTCTTATTGATTACTTTGGCTGCGCATTTTTGCACAATACGGTCCGATGCCTGCAGCAATACTTTTAGGATTGTCGAGAACCTTTCCGCAATCGCAGCATATGCCAGTTCTTCTTCCAATATCTATTAGTTCATCGTCATTCAGCATGCGGTAAGTGCCGGTCTTAATGCACCCGAATAGCAACGCTTTATTGGATGCCAACTTGATGTCCGACCATCCAGGCATGTCTATCAAACGTTTTCTGATTGACCGTACTTGCTCGTTATTATTTTTGGTCACAATGGAAATTTTGAAGATATATTTATCTTCGTCATCTATGTATACCCCCTCCCAAACCCCCTCGCCATAAGGGTCGTATTCGGGGTCGACTTTGATTCGCATTTTTTCTGCTGACAACATTTGTTTCTCAGTGAAACCGCCATGAGTTAGGCAATAATCGTAAAGGCTTTGAGCAAAATCAGACCATGTCTGAAGCATTAACCAGATTCTCATGTCGTCATCTTTGATTAGTTTGCTTGTTCCTGGTCGAACATGATTGGTAGGCACCGTCCTACCTGGGCTTTTAACCCATTTGTTGTTTTTATCGTAGGGCATATGTTCCTTTAGTTTGCAGGTATATTTTCATCACTGTACGAGATAGAAATTTTTTTAGGCGGGATTGGAAGTCCGCCAGCACTCATTCTCGACCAAGTTTTTTCATCGACAATTTCGTATGTCCATGCGTCTTGAGTGAATCCAATATTGGCAGGATGGGGTCGGCGGTCTACTAGTGATTGTAAAATCGCCCTCTCTTTGGTTTCCTCTATCGTCACAAACCATCTTTTAGATGGGTCGGATGTATGCCAAATAACATAAACAACATCAAGGTCCTTGCCCGTGATATGTATGTTGCCTAGCGTCCCTTTATTGTTCGCCATTCTTCACCCTCTGACTTAAGCGAGTGATTCCGTAGGCGATACCGAACCAAAATGCTCCGCCAACTAATCCGTCTACAAAAGCGTATCCAGCATCGTACGAGGCGTTATCTGCTCCACCAAGGAAGGCGGCAAAGAATCCGATTCCTCCAGCAATTAATCCAACTCTCTTGGCGAATTCTTTCTGCCCTGCTTGTCCCTTGGGTGGAGGTGGAGGTGGTAACTGATTCATGGAATTATATGACATAAGTATCTCCTTTTATATTGGTGAGAGTTATTTTTTGTTTTTGTTGCGATGTTCGTTTTTTCTAGCGCCAACTAAAAGCACAGCGCCGCTAACGGCAAGCAATAACATTATTGACGCACGAACAAAGTTGCCGATATCAAGAGAGTAGACACGGACAGAATTGTTCATGTATCTGCCGTCATTGGTAATTTCGTCTTGTTGGGGATTCCAATAAAAGGGTGTCGCCGATGTTTCATTTGAGACCAACGAATCTTCTGCCTCTGTCCTTGTGAGAAATGGTGAGCAGTACAAGAATGTTTCTCTCTTAATTTTTCTGGTATATCCTTCTTCTCTATACTTGGCAGGAGTCCAAGAGGAACCGTTATTAGACACCCAACCATCCTTCTCCCACCATGTCTCCGTAACAACAACCGAACCCCAATCGGAACAAGCCGCCAGGGCTGGTCTGTGGTTGGCGAAATGGGCAACAGCAAAGTTGCCGATAGTCTTGCCCCAAATCCCCGATACCAGAATTACTGGGACAGCAAACAACATAACTAATCCAATAGTGAGTTTCTTCATACTTCTCCTGTCGAGTCGTCTGTTATTTGGATTTGGTTTAGGTTCTAGATAAAAGAAATCATCAGCAGAGCAAAGCCGATAACTACAGCCCAAGAACAGAGAATCAACAATGACCACACCAAAAGTGCATCAAATTTATGAAGAAATTTAGCAAAGCGGTTCTTCATTTAGTTGTCAAACTTGTATGACTGTTCAGGGCAGAAGTTCACAACAGCAGAAGCCACGATGGTGCCAAAAAGTTCTTCGATGTCTGAGTCCCCTTGTGCTGATGAAGTGATTGCGTCAATGACGTCGTATCCCGACATGCCTGACTGAAGACTGGTACAGGTTACATGGCCCGTTTCAATCATGTCGTCGTCATCTAGGAAAATAGGGCGGTCATAACTGCTCTCAATGTCATAAATGAACTCATCTTCTTCTGTCCATGTAACTGGAGGCGCGTAAGTATCCGATGGTGCTGGTGTCGCAATTGGTGCGTCAGTCGTCTTGACAGGCGCTTCGGTGCTTGTCACATAGTAAGTCTTGCTTCCGCAAGCGGTTAGTGCGAGCACGCCGATAATAATTGGAATGAGTCGTTTCATTTTGGTTCCTTGTCTATTAGTCATATCAGTAACCTACCGCATTAACGCCGTACTCAACTTGAGCCTGCGTGAAACCTTCATACAGGAGTTGGTCAATAAGGCCCTGTCGCGAAAAGGACATTGTGTCCAAATAATCTTGAGCCTTTAGTGCGGCTTGCTCGTTCCAGTCGACATCAATGGCATTGACGCCATATTCGGCTTCGGCTAGCGAGAAACCCTCATACAAAAGTTGGTCAACGAGACCCTGTCGCGAAAAAGACATTGCGTCTAGATAATCCAGAGCCTTGTCTTTTGCGTTTCTCTCACCAAGCGTGCCTTGCTCTGGCGCTTCAGTCGTTGTGGGTGTTGTTGTTTTGGGAGTTGTGACAATCGGTGCGTCGGTTGTCTTGGCCACCTTGACGGTTGTGTCAGGTGCTTCTGTACTTGTGACATATACAGTCTTGCTTCCACAAGCGGTGAGTGTAAGTACGCCGATAATGATTGGTATGAGTCGTTTCATGGTAATGATAATCCTTTTGGTTATGGTTGATAAGTGTTGGGACCTGCTGGTCCGTTGGCGCCCTTTGCAAATAGAGACAAGTCCGTAAAAGGACCTGAAGTACCTTGCCTAGTGTCGGGCGTTTCTGTAAATTGCCCTGCGTTTGAAGCACCTGCTGGAATGCGAGACCTGTACGCATCGAGATTACGAGTTACGAATGTTGGATTACCGAAGTGTTCGGTGAGTATTCGACGAACGACCTCTCCTCTTGTTATCCCATGTGCAAGCGTCGCGTTGTCGAGATGAGAACGCAAAGAATTGTTGAGACGAATGCAGAGCGTAGGGTATTTCTTTTTTGATTCACCCGGTGTGATGTCGGTCATGGTGATTAACCTACCCGCTGATTTCCGACTTGTCAACTCATTTATAGGATAATTTTAAATTCATTTCCCATATTTGAGGGGTGAGACTTATTTCCCCCGTGTACCAGTCTCTTCAACATAACTCGTTTAAGCCATCGGTCTGTTCCGTCATAGCGTGGAGTGAATTGCGTGCGACCATGTGCGGTACGGCAATTATCAACAATCGCAATTTGTCCAGTTTCTAAATAGAAGGTCCGTTTTTCTTTTTGGACAAGTTCGGTGAATCTATTGAGGGCTATCTGTGCCTCTTCATTTACTCCCCGCATTGCAGTCATGTCATAAACCATCTTCCTGCCGCCCTTATGGAGAATTTTTGTTTTTATCTCTTTATCTTCTTCACCTTCGTCTAAAAAACTTTTATCAACCGTAGTAATGAATGACTTTTTACTTAATATGCTAATATCTTTCTGATTGAGTCCCCCTATTACATCTTCCAGTTCTACAAATATAGTTCCAGCATTTTCATCACTCCTGACACAAAAAAGGACTATGCAGTCAGGGGCATCGGGATGAAATGCCGTTTCGGTATGCATTTCTAGTTCTATTTTTGAGGATGAAGAAATCTGCTCAGTCTCATTCTTCTTTATAGGAAACAAATCCTGAACCAATGCTCCACCCTGCTCATTATCAAATCCATAAGGCTGACCAAAATAACTTACAAACTTAAGAATTGCTTTATTGAGTAGTTCGTTTTCATAACAATCGGGCACAGGTAATGATAATGGAGTTGGAATATCGGCAAGCAGGGTGCCCACGGTGAGCCCCATGACATCTTCGGCATGCCGAAACCATACTCCCATGCCCTTATTCCCCCGTATCTTTATGTACTAGCATAGTCACGTATTCGGTAATAGTCATTCCGTATGCTTGGGATTGCGTTACTATAAGACGTTTAAGGTCTGCACTAATTTTCATAGTGATAGTAGACCGCTCTGTCGTCGGCAATTTTGCTGGTCGCCCAGTGTTTCTTTTCATGATTCGGCCCTATACATCCATCTATTCAAGTACTTATGTTTCGCATTCGAGGTTCATCGTCGAAGCATAGTTTGTCTCGTATCAATACCGTGCAACTCTCTAGGTATTGGCACGTAAATAGCAAAAACGGCGGAGGCAAATCCTCGCGCCGTTCTCACTACTACCTTGTCGGGTTTAGTTCTTGTTTATAAAACTATTGTACATTAAATTTAATAGTCAAAATCCACCCATATGCCGATAGTCAAATCTTCTCCTGAAATCTCTGTTCCAACTCTGTCAATATCAACCGCAACAATATCGCCTAAAGCAAATTTGTTATTAGCCGCAGTCCCCGCTACTGAAGAATATGCCCCTGAGGCTATGGTTGGTCTATTGGCCTGAGTAGTAAATATCGTTGTGTCGGCAATATTGACATCAGTAATAAATGTCGCTCCAGTTGCTGGGGTTCCTATTGAGGCATATACGCCAATAATTCTCCCACTAGCAGGCATTCTTGCTGAGGTGCGTCTTTTCGCTACAGACAGTTCTCCACTAACACATAGAGTTATTAGTTGTTTAGCCATTATCTTTTTTCTTATTTGATAGTTGCGTAGTAAACAAGAAGGCGGGAGGTTGCCCCCCCGCCTTCATACATTCGTGCACTATGAGTGCTATTGGTTATATCAGGCGTTGCCGAAACGGTTGTCAGGCTCAATGGCAATTGACGTTGCATCTGCTTCTGCTTCAACAAGAATTGAGGCAACGATGTTTGAACCAGCGGTACTGGAACCAACAGTAACGATATCCAGAGTGATGATGTCACCCTTATTGAAGTCAACATTGGCAGCAGTAAGCGTGGCCTCGTCATTGTTGCCAGCGGCAGCAATGCTGAAAGCAGCAGCGGTATCTGCACCAACGAGAATGCTAGCGGTAAGGGCGCTTCCAACAGGGGCGGTCGTGACTGCGACATAGGCGCCAACGATTTTGCCACTAAAAGGGGCAGCCATCTTGACTTCGCTTGAGGTCGCAAGAACTCCAGCGATTTGCAAGTTAATTACTGCGGGGGTATTTGTTCCGGGCATTTTTTTCTCCTACTTTTAAGGGCCCTTTCTGGGCTAATAAAACTTTACTACAAAAACCTCATCCGCAGAGGTAAAAATTGGATTATTCCCAAGAATGTTTTGCAAGTCCGAGTTCAAAAGCCAATGCTGGATAATTCCCTATTCTGCGATGACATCCTCGACATACGCACAGCAAGTTGGATTCATCAAGAATTGACCCACCTTGAGAGCGCCTAACGAGTTCATGAACATCGATGGTGTTCATTCTTACGTAAGTCGCTTTTTTGTCATATTTGGCAAAAACTGGACACGCCTGACAGTAAGGAAACTTTTCCACCATTTTTGCGACTACTTTTCGCCGTTCTACGTATTCTGCTTCCTTCTTCTTGCTTCGATAGCGCATAATCTCTCCGATACTTATAAATTACTTGTATCGATATTATCAAATCCCCAATTGTTTGATAGCGCCGACCAGAGGGCAATATCTATTGGCGTTGCTTCTAGGTCGTTTTCATGCATCATGGTGCGATGCTTGGCAATTGCTGCTTTAAGAAAGTCAACTTCTTCCCATCCACTGGATTCCACAGTGGAACCTGTCTCAATCATTGCTGTCACTTGGTCGAGACGTTTATTCACATGGAATTTGAAACGTTCAATTTTATTTCGTCGTCCTTTATAAGCATCATTCGCTTTAGTCTGAAGGCGACGACTACCTATCGAATCAAATAATTCACGGTCATTTTCCTCATCATGAATAAGGTCGGAAAGTTGGTCGTCAATATTTGAGATTAAAGCAAGAAGGCATCTTTGCCATTTCTGCCAATTTTCTTCCTGCATTAAGATATCGCGTTGCGATGAAGATAGTTTGTTTTTTACTTCTTCTGCAACAAGATAAGCGAATGTTTCGTCATTAATTTGGTTCATTTTTTCCATCCTGGACATATTGATTTATAAGCACACCAGTCGCATAGGCGAGATTTATTATATTTAAAATCCCCTGTTTCGCATGCCTTTTGAACTGCGTCGTGTGTTTCTTGAACATACTTTAAAGTGTTATCAAAATCTTCTTCGACAAGTTCGTGTTTGAATATGACGCCATCTTTCAAATACAACAACTTAATTTCAGAAACATCAGCCATTTCCAAGTTTCTCAATAATGTTGCATAAATTTGAAGTTGCAGATATTTATCTGCCATCCAAGCCTTTTTGGGTGTTTTGCCAGTCTTGTAGTCAGAAACACATACGCCGTTCTCAACACCGTCCAGCCTGTCGATAAAACCCTTGACGGTAGCGGTACCAATGAGCCCGTTGACTTCTGTTTCTATACCCTTAACTTCAACGACGGATGGGTCCTCGATTTTAAAAAGATTCTCCACACACCACCATGCTGACCAACGAAATTGATGAACGTCAGATTCCCTGACAAAACCTTTAATCCGATTAACCCAATCTCCGTTTTGCCATACCTGACTGGCAAGCATCTTGGCGGACTGAACATTGCGCTCGTTAAAAGGTAGAGCATAAAACTCTTCCAATGTTTCGTGAACAAAGTTGCCTAACAGGGTCGCCGATGAAGGCAAATCTGGTATTTTGTCAATTTTGTTAAACTTGAATTTTAATGGACACTGATTAAAAGTGCCCATCGATGATGCTGAAAGGTATGGTGGAGGAGTGTATGGGGGTCCCTGTTGCTCACTCATGAATAATCTCAGAACCAGGGAACATGAGTCGCGTGCACTCCTCAATGAGCGCCATGACTGACTTCATGGTTACTGTTTCTAGCGTTGGCTTGGGTCCACCACCAGAGTATTCTTCCCAGAATTTACCTAGTTCTACTTTTTGTTCAGCGTTTAATGTCTTGCTTGATTCACGGAAGCGCTCCCACAGACCAGCAATTGCTGGGTCTACTTTTGGTGCTGCAGCAATAACATCTTGCTCAACCTCCAGACTCAATGCTTCGTCAGAGCGTGCAAGATACAAAGCAATACCAAACTGCTGGGCAGCCTTCTTTAAAGCATCAGAAACAGCACCTTTGAATTCGTCACCCAAATCTACAATTTCACCACTCTTCATTCGCTTAATTTTTTGGCCACCAAACCCATCTTTTTGAACTGCCTCACCCCAACGGGTAGCAAGGGTTAGACGCACATGAGCGACGATAAATTCTGGGTCAAGTGCATCGCGTTCGCATTTAACGATTTCCGATGACCATCCTCTTACCCCGAAAGTGCGATTAAGTCGCGTGATGACTTCGCTTACGGGGATATAAGTTAAGGCTGTTCCACCCTTACGTAAAATGCGTTCCACTTCGGGTGGGAATGGCTCGCTGAGTTCAGCAAGAAGACGTGCCGATTCGATTTGTGTACGTTTTTTTTCCTCTTCTTCCCAACGGAGAGATTCGGCACGATATTTAATCTGCTCGTCGACTGTCTCTGCGTGGGTTTCGTCATTTGATGACATTATAATTTCCCTTTCTTAATAACGATACTTGTTTTACCTTCTGATTTTTCACAATAATTATCAACATTGACGCCAAGTTTCCCTAGTTCGCCGACCCTCCAATATGAAGGTGCTGCATAATCAAACATCTTAACCATCATCTCATCTGGTGTCAAGGTGATTTCACCAGTATCCATATTGATGGCGAGTTGGGAAATTTTTGCCGCTACCTCAACAGCCAAACCTTTATGGTTCCACGCTTTGCGGTCGGCACCTTGTTTGCGCTCAATCTCTGTACCATCTTCAAGAAAGATGACCGAATCTTCCATTTTTTCAGCAAAACGAGTGTTTGACTCATCATGAATGTAGCCGATATCTTTCTTCAACGAATTCATTTCAACCATTGCTGAACATAGGCTTTTTAAATCAACATCATCTTCTTGAAGAATATTAAGTAATTCATTACCTATTTCACCAATGAGACGACGAATATTTTCAATACTCTCATAAATTGGACTATCCATGATAAACCCCTTTTAGTAGTTGCCTAGATGATGATACCGATTCTTTTGCGTTGTGGCAACCCCAAACCAGTTAAATGTGTGAAAGCACCTACCGCAGAGTCAACTTGGTCGTCATGGTCGCATGACTCGGGGAAAGATGACAACTCGTCCATCCAGTCGGTGAGCCACGGAGCGCGCAAACACCTAATGTTGCCATTAGCAACTGCCGCAGCAAAAGGTCGCGCCCTAGTGACCTTGTCTCCCGTAGAGCGAATACCACCGAAGTCGTGTCCTGGCAACACATATCTTGCGTACTGGTCAACGAGAGCCTTGCCAGAAGAACCTGGTTCTTGCTCCATACGAATAGCAACAAGCCGTCCGTCCTCGTACGCCGTCTGAGCAATAAGTTGTTCTACTTTTTCTCCACGAACACGAGCCTTCTTCACATCCAAAATATACGCAATACCCTGGTCAAAGAGCATTAATGTCCCAACCGTCCAGTCGGGATTGGGGTTTGAATGCGAGGGTTCTGTTGCTGCAAGGTCCCAGAACCTCACTGCACGAGCAGTCGAAGTAATTGCTGGCATGTCATTTTGGTCAAGAAGAATAATCGATGTTCTGTCAAACATTGTTCCCAGAGTAGTGGCCCACCAGTCACCTTCTTCTAGGCGCTTCCGTTCCACGGGGTCCAATGCCTGAAGTGCTTGACGATAAGAATCAGCGTCAATGCCAGGGTTGTCTGTAAGTTTAGACGGTACGAAAATGCGCCCCTTCTCCGTTCCTTCAACGATAAAACGTTGACGAACCCAATTTGGTGCAGGGTTACAGGCAGAACGCATTCGTAGTGGCACTTGAGCCAAAGGCCCTGTTGCTGGACGGCGTAGACGGGAGAACATATATCGATAATCATTTTCACGAATTTCTGTTACTTCATCCATTCCAATAAATTGAAATTCTGCACCTTTGTAGCGAAGGTAGTCCTGCTGGTTGTTTAGATATCCAAAAGATAATCGAGCCCCTGATGGGAATACGGCAGTGTAGTTATTGCCGTTCCAACGAACATCATCGTATTTCGCCATCCAGTTCATGAAACGGTCCATGATGGCTCCAGGGAGTGCAAGGTCGGCGTAGGTGCGACGGAAGATAATTGCCGAATAACCTGGTGTGTCGACATATTGCATTGCTGACATGAGAAGAGCGGACGAATTATGTGTAGGAATAAAATCCTCTGACACCAAATACAAACTATCTGGCGAAGAAACACGAATACACTTCATCGGCAGAGGACCAGTACGTTCCGCAGAAACGATGTAGCGGAATTGCGTTGTGCGACGTGAGGCAATTTTCTGCAATGCCAGTTTGCGATTAAGCCGAAAAACTGGACGATTAGCAACAAATTTAATTGTCCACTTAGGACCACAATCTTTGCCGTTAAGTTTTGCGCGACCCTCACGGATAGTGGTTTTCATGCCAAGCGACCGCACCAAAAACGCCAAACCATCAACAATGGCCTTGTTCGTATTGCAAAACTCTGCCGCACCAGAATTCTTGGCAACAGTACCATCAGTATCCATGAGACCTTGCAAAAGCGCAACACGTTGTTCCTCTGACGCCCAGAGGTAGTCGTGAGGTACGTGCTTGTTCTTTAATAAGCCAAGTTGCTTCAAATCTTGACGTAAGCCATTAAAATTAACAACTTTAAAATTTAAATTATTGGGTATTGTGTATTTGGTACTCTTTACTGAATATGCAAGTTCTACGTTTGTAAATACCTGTTCATCTTGACCACAAATGTATCCAGTCGCAGATGACCCATCACCCAGCCATGCCCCTAATACGTAGGGGTCAATTAATAAATTTTTATGAGGCAAATTAATAGGTGCAGCAACGGGAACAGCATGATTTCTGCGCCCCCTGGGAGTAAGTAAGGTGGCAACGATTTCGGTAGTAGTCCGAACGGTTCCAGTAGGAGCATCCAAAGTTTCTGGTTTATTAATTGCGTTTCTTTCAGCAATAGCCAAAGATTTATATTCACCCTGCGAATTTGTCGCACGAGAAGGTCGCTTCGCCCTGCGCTTCTCACGGAATTCTGGTGTTCGCTTGGTCAGAGCCTCAAGTTCACGAGCGTTATACGTAAGCCAAAGATGTTCATCACAAGCATCCACTATTGAACCATCATCAAAAGTTAATTTATATCCATTTTTTTGCATTATCTCTGATTCAGCAAGAACGACATGCGGGTTTCCATCACGACC